CTAGTTTCATCTTTCGGAAAGTCATAATAAATAAAAGCAGGTCTAATATTATTATCATATAATTCAATAAGTTCACCAATACGAGTTTCTATTTTAATATAGTATAATTCTGCCTTATCAAATTCTTGAGCATTAAAATGATTCAAGTATTTCTTCTTAAGATCCTCTACATTCTTAAGGTTCATAGGATATCCAGAACTAGTAGAGGAAGCAATACCTCTAACATTATTTTTGGCATGTAGAGCTTCTTTGATAGACCAAACTCTCCTATCTTTGAACTTTTCAGTCTTGGATCGAATTAATTGTTCATAAGAACTAGATGCTTGCACTAGAACTGTATCTTCAATAGTGGGTGCCTCAAAACCATAACCAAGTATAGCTTTATACATTGGTATTTGGAGCAAACCTTCACTATCAATATATGGACCAAGTCTAACTGGTCTAGTAGTGACCTTATCAAATGGTTTGGGTAATTTACTATGTATTAATGACTTCTTAATATCACTATTAGATGGACTAGATAGTGAATGATTAGAATCAAACTTCATGAAGGATTGTAAATTACCATGTGGTTCAGAAACATATGGATAAACTCCAGCAATCTCCTCTTCATCATTAAAAACAGGACCGTGATCGAATATATCATCGATCTCTTCGATCATTTCTTGAGTAATTATTGACCCGAAGCCTGCTTTATTGTAACCTCCAATATGCATACCCAATATAGTACGATTTTGAAAGTTATTATCGTTTAAACTTAAAACTGAACCACAGTCACCACTATGACATTCTTTATCATAAGTAACTGTCCTTGTTATCTTATAGACTAGATCATCTTCAACTTCCCAAGTAGCCTTAAATACTTGATTAGATGTGAACCTTCCTTTTGTCATAACGAATCTAGTATTGATATATGAGCGATCATTTTGATAAATCATCTCAGTACCAACTATATTGATAGCAAAAGTACTATTTCTACTCAATTGTAAAACATCATTTTCCTTCAATAAAAATTTTGATATTCCAACTGAACTTCTTTGGGACTGCCTAAGTTTGAAAGCACAAAAATCATTATCAGCACACCTAGTAGTGGTCTCAAAATTATTTATTAAATCTTCTAATGTGACCTTATAACAATTGGTCTTAGTAGGGTTGCTTATACAAATAACCGCACCTCTATAATTATCTTTTGACCTTTCATTATTTAAGGTCATAATAAAGTGCATGGGACAACCAAATATTTGACCTTTCAAATTCCAAACATGTCCAAGTCTTCTGACAACAGGTCCATTACCGTAATCAAAGGTAACAAAAGCGTTAAAGAAATACTTGTTAAAAATGGTCGCTAATATATTGTTGACACTATCCTGGGCACCAAAATTAGAATATTCTAATTTGGGTAAGGATTTAAATACAACATCTTCAACGGCTAATCCTTGAGGTATTCTAACTGGAAGTTTCTCAATATTTTTGGATAGTTTAATGACTCTACGTGAATGAGAACTTTTACCAGAATTACGTGACTGGTCCATGGAGTGAGGTTCTGAAATATCTTCTCCTCTAAAGAGCCTATAAATTTTATAAATTAATTTAACAGCACCCACAAAGAGCCCTGATCCAATAGCAATCATAATATAATTATCGGAAATAAATTTCTTGATCTTAAGCATGAACCTATAAGACTTAGCAGAAACTTTCTGAACTCCTATTTTAAAAGTATCTCTCCAAGTCATTCTCGATCCAGTTATAACATTAATATTCTTATTAACTTGAGAAAGTAAAAGAAGCTTTAAGGTTTCAAAGAGGTATTCCTTATTCTCAATATGGTTAATCAAGGTAATTTGTGTATGAATATCTTGACTAGTGATCAAATCTTCCAAAGAAAGATTTCCTATTAAGTAAGACAAATTATTAACATGAAGCATAACATAAAATTCGGCTTCATAGTCAAGACGTCTACTAGAAGGATGACCCACAGAGAAGCATTTGTGCCAACTTTGCAGATCCTTAGCTGTAATCCTTCGTTCGGAATACAAATTCCATAAAGTATGTAGTTCTCTTATATGAGCTCTATATAATAGGATTCCATCAACGTACTCTTTAATTTCCAAATCTTCTGGTTTATAATCAAACTGATTGTTCTTAGAAAATATTGTGTAATCTTTATAGTTACGTCGCGAATTGTTATTGTGCTCAAACAAATATCCATTAATGAAGTCAGGGTTAGCTACTCTCTTTGGATTAAGAGAAAAATCTCTCTTATACTTACTAACAAGTTCATCACTGAAACGAGCTCCTTTTAGAATAGTAGTTAAGTAACTAAGAAACATTTCATCATAATTTTCTTCGGCATCTTCATAAATACTCTCAGGCTCTTCTAAATGATTTATTTTTTCCATAATTATATCATTTTCAAAACTTTGAGGAATAGCAGGAAAACAAGAATTGATAAAAGGCTTAGATATAGAATCTGATCCAAACCATGATCCATATTTATTAGCTCCCTTAATCTTATTATCCAACTTACTTACCAAAC